ACCACCCGATGCGCCGCCAGTTGTGACGACCTTGTAAAGCAACCTCAGTTGCTCAATAAAATCCGATGCGCTCCAACCCGGAGGCAACTCATATTGAAATTGCTTGCCAGCAACATTAGCTGAGACAATCCTTGCGCCGCCCCGTGACTGAGTATCAAATTCACCAACTGCTAGGGTTTCAATAATAGCCAAAGCAGTGGCTGCATCTTTTGATGCTTTAATCCAAATCACGAACAGCAAACTTCTCATTGCTTTTGTTATGTAAAGAAAACGGCAAAAAGTCAATTGCATCATTTAAGCCAAAGCTTAAGCAATCAATGTCGTGAAAAGCCCAAGGTTTTCACGCCCCTTTCACGTTAATGGAATTTTAAACCGCTTTTATTGATGCGGAAAAAGCGGTTTAAATCATTGAGATAATTTGGAACACAAAAAAACCACACATTTCTGTGTGGTTTCTTGGTTGATGTATTTTATTCCTTTTTTTACACCCCGCACATTCCTTCGCACTCGGCTTTAAAATCCCAAACCTGCTGACCCTTATCTTCATCATTATCAAAATCAATCTCATCAAGCGGTTTGCATGAATTATGCAAATAAACCTCCATTTTCATTACTCGATCTGTTTTGCCTAATTCTCTGATTTTTTTATCAAACTCAATTGCCTTATTGAAATATTTTGGATCATTGTCACGCATTCGCCTCCATTCGTGATCACTGTGAAATGGGCAATAATAACAAGCAGAACGCGGTGGGTTTGGAAAACCCCTGTCTTTCATCCATTCAATAATCTTGGAGCGAGTCATTTTTAATTCCAATAATGGGTATCTTAATTGAGTCCAATGCTGCCTTGCTTCTTTTGCTCGCTGTATTTCGTCCCAAGAGATTCCAATCCATTGAGTGACAGTAATGTGTTTTTGCCCTCTCTTAATCTCACACAATTCCTTTATCTTTTTTTCAATTGGTTTAATTTTGTAATCTGCTGTGCAACTTCTGCCAATTGCTGCTGTCTTTTTACCATCTGGCAAGATGCCAAACATCGGAATGATTCGACGCATATATTTTTCGCCAATTTCATAATTGATTGCCTTTTTAGTAGCGACCGCAGGCTTCAATTGATTTTCAGTAAGATTGCCATGTCTAACAGTATGAATTGGAAATGGATGTGGTGCTTTATTTATTAAACCGCGCAAAGTTTCCAGCCACTCATATACTTCATCTGGTTCTGCGCCAACGTCTGCAAAGATTGCAAAATCTGGCAATGGAGTTATATCGCCGTATGCAGCCATCAACGCAAGCGCAGAGGATTGAACCCCTGCACCCAAGTTGAGAACATTAAATTCTGTTTCTTCTGGTTTCTTAAATGGGTTCATATTACAAAAGTTTAAGTGCTAATTTTAAAATGGCTTTGAATTTGTTTGTGTCAGATTCGCGTGTAAATTTAAAGTTGTTTCCGGAAGTTGCATAATAAGCATCCCCATGATCATAAACCATGCATAAGCATTCCCCGCCTGTATTTACATCAATCACAATTTCCTGCAATTTATTGTCCCAGCGTTCACAAAAATTCAATTCAAAGTTTTTTGTGAAAATTTTGCCAGTCTCTTCACCGCCATTGTCTTTGCTGGATACTGTAAATTCTACGTTATTTGTGATTAATTTCTGATTTTTCATTTTATTCATATTTGATTTTATTCGTCGCAAGAATTGCTTCGATGCATGCAACAAACTAATAAAACCAATCATTGTCAATACAATCTATTCATCAACTGCAATAATTTCAGTTCCAAGTGATTTGCACATTGCCGCGCAAACCATCTGCATTGCCTCGCAGTCATAAAAGTGATCATTGTTTTTGTCCCGATTAATCCAATCATAATAAACTGAGCCATCTGGTCTTTCCTTTGCGATCTTTACCCAAGCATTGATTTGCCGTTCATACATCTGCCCAGCATTGTCGGCATAAGTCCAAATCGGATTGCCCCGATGATCTTTCAGCGACCGCATCAAGCTAAGTCGATTCTTTGCTGATTGCTTTGAAAAGAAGAACTGCCCAACTCTTGCGCCTCGGCTCATTGCCGTTCCGTCATAAGCATCCACTGGTTTTAAATCTGAGTAAATGCGCCGGAATCCATCTTGGTTCATATAATCCTTTGACGCATCACCACGGAAAACCATCCATCCATTTTCTAAAGCAATCCGATGCACTTGGTTTGTATTGTAATTGCCATCTAAAAAGACCCGGCAAGCTCCGCCGCTTCCAAGTTGATGTTGTGGGATTTTCCACTTGTCGCAAGCTTCCCGGATTTCTGCCGTTGTTATTACTTTGCGACAATCCAAAAGCCTTGACCGCAAAGTGCCATCAACAATTGCCCAAGACCGGATTAAATAATAGTAATGATCTTTTTGAACGTCCACAGTGCAGAAGATAAATTGCCCGGCTGCGTCCCAAACTTCATTCAACTCATATCCACCCATTGCATTTGCTTGAATGTCGGCAGACATATAATCATTGACCGCCCAACTTTCTGCAAGCCGCTTGCGTATAAAATTCTCTAAAGAATCAAGATTGCCCCGTTCCCGGTCAACTTGTGAAAGTTTAAATTGCTCAACTAACTTTGGCCAAGGAATGTGCGCCAATGCATTGTAATTAAAAAAGTCAATATTTTCATCACCATCCGGATTCAAAGAAATATATTTGCCAGACAAGTTCCGGGCTTTCTGCTTCCCAATGTCTGAGCTAAGTTTTCCGCCACACAATTGACATTCATAATAAACAGAAGCGGCCAGCAAAACAAAATCAATCCTTCCATCTTCTTTTAAATAATCTTCTTTTGCTGCCCATCTCATTCCACCAACTGGGACTTCATCACCAATTGCATTTGCTCGCCAAATGTAAGGAATAAATTCTTTGCAACAATCACACTTAATGTGCCAAGTCTTTTGAGTTGATCTTTCCCACATCTCATCAAGTTCACTTCCTTTAGTTTGCCCGGAAGTTGGCAGAAACATTTGGCTGCTCCAAGAATAAGAACTCATCCGGTCTCGAATCTGGTCAAGCCAATTATCTTTGTAAGCCCAAGCTTCATCACAAGTAATTCGCTCAAGTGTCTTTGAATTTCTAGCAGCCAAGACATTTGCAGACAACAATCGGATTGCACCAAAATCACTTGAAGTAAAAAACTTAGTGCGCCTGTATGCTTGTTTTGGGATTAAGCCTAAAACTGATTCAGTTGAATCAATTAATGGTGTAAATTTATCATCTGAAAATTCTTTCAGTGCAGCCTCGGTCAAGTCATACATTGCCGCCCGTCCCGGCTCAATTTGCAAAGCGTAAAGATGCCACAACTGAGATAAAAGCGTTTTAATGTGCTGCACTGAGCCAATTAATCCAATTGTTTTTCCTCTTACATTTACCAGTGACTGAAATGGCTCAACAATCAATGGATGATTGTCCGGATTAAATGAACCATAATCCAAAAGAATATTTTTTTTGCACCATTCAATTGGCTCAACTGTCTTATATTTATTAAGAACTTTCATCAATTAAATCAACCCCTTGCAAATAGTTTTCCCCTTCAGACTGGAAGCATTCCACCACCCAAATTGGAAGATTCACTTGGCTGTCTGATTTAATTAAAACCTTTAACCCTTCAAATATCCGGCCGCCCAAGATTGCTGGAGACAATATTTGATATATTTTAGCTGGTGAATCTTCAGCCGCCAGCACTTCGGCAATCTCTTTAATTTGAGCCCGGATGCATGCATTGCCCCCATAAATCATTGCCCGGATAATCCGCTCGGCTTCTTCCCGTGCAATTGCTTCTCCGCTTTCAATATTAAGCTTTTTTTGATGCGCTTGAAGCTCACGCAAGCTTTTATCAGTTTTGAGTAAAAGATCATTCCAATATTTAATTTGATTTTGATCATTTCGCTTTGCCGCTTTGCTTAACTTTTTAAAATAGAAGTCACGCAACTTTTCTTGGCTTTCAAATTCTTCCCCAATATCTTCATCAGTTGTTTTATCAATCTGAGTAAATCCTTTTTTAATTTGCCATTTTATAAATTCATTTGGAACAATCTTTTGATTTATCACCCAAAGATTTAATGCTTCATCATTATCTAATGGAGCGTTTGCTTTCTTCCATCTGTTAATTGTTTTGGTGCAAGTGTGATATTCTTTTGCCATCTGGGCAATAGTTCGCTTTTCACGCAATCCATTTGCTTTTGATTCTTCATCGTCAAGTGTCCTTTTTTCCGCTGCCGTTAAAGGCTTTCCGGCTTTAACCTTAGACAGAATGTTTGCAATGTTTCGTTTCCGAATGGCATCAAATGGTATCTCTTGAGCCATAATTAATGGAGCGTATTGGTCAGAGTTGCACTGCCCTTTTCAGACTGGATGTCTGATGTGTCACTGGTTTCACTTAATACGCGCTTTGGATAAGGTTTTGAAAGTTTTGATACACTATTAAACATTGAGTTGTCAAGCGGCATCAAATACCTGTGTTTGCCTTTTGCAACCCTAGTTTTTGTATTTTTATTCATTTTGTAAAATGCTCCGCGCATGTGAACCCATCTGCCATCAATAAAAACTTCAGTTGTCTCAGTTGAAGTCCCAGAATAAATCCAATTGGTTGCTTGATAAATTCCACCATGATGCCCTTGGTTTTGATCAGCAAAAGAAACAATTAATTTCAAGCCTTTGCAATTTCTCTTTAAGAATTTAAAAGCAATTGCCATAATTCTGCTCACTGGCGTTTGATGTTTAGTTAAAGCAATGCGAACTAGCTCACAAACTTCACTTTGATTCAATCCAAATTTATTGCCAAGAAATGGTGATGCGCCTCGGCCAAAAATAACCGCGCCAATATATTGGCCATGTTCCCAAACCCCAACTTTAACTAATTTCCCAACTGGAAGGCATTTGCTATAATGCCAATTAACACACGCATGCTTTGCCGCTTCATGTGTCGCCCAATCTATTTTCAAATCAGATTTTTTCATGGATTATGCTCATTATTTCTTGAGTCAAAAACATGATCGCAGCTTGGGCACTTTACAAATTTAGGTTCAAGCTCATCGAGTTGTCCCTGTTCATCTTCATTTCCCGGATTAAAATCTGGTGTGTTTATATTAATTTCATCTTCAGAAAATCCAGTTAAATCCAAATCGAAATTATCTTCAAGCAGTCTTTCGATCTCGGCCGCTAAAGCTTCTTCATCCCAGCCTGCATTTAAAGCAAGTTTGTTGTCCGCAATTACGTATGCCCTCCGCTGAGGATCGCTCAAATGGCCAAGCCTTATGCATGGCAAAACTTCCATCCCTAATTTCTGAGCGGCCAATAATCGGCCATGACCGGCAATAACTCCATTGGCTGAGTCAATTAGAATTGGGTTTGTAAATCCAAATTCTTTAATGCTAGAAGCAATTTGCGCAACCTGTTTTTCGTTGTGCGTCCTAGTGTTTCCGGAATAAGGAATTAACTTTTCAATTTTCAGTTCTTCAATTTTTTGGGACATAATATTAAATTTTAAATTTGCGTAGAAAAGCAAGAGAAGTCCTCTTACC